GGACTCGTTGATGTCATAGAAATACATGTTTCCGGACTCCAACTTCCGGAGATCCCCTGTCCCCAAATACACCAGAAGCAGAAATGCGTCGATCACTTCCGAGACATCCAAGCAGTCGTGCCCATATACGTGCCGACAATGCCTGCGCCACTAATATAGAAAAGATTTGAAACGTCTTTGAGAGCTTCGATTCTCTCCAACGGGATCCAAGGCGTAAACAGTGCAGCGGTAAACAAACCCATGCCAATGAGCGTGTATCGAGCCATCCGTAGCTGCGCCAGACTTTTACGCAAATCGCGCTCTGTTTCACGAATCTCCTTCGCCTGCTCAAGTTCTGCGTCAGTGACAATGCCATCACCATCCAGATCATATTGCGCGTAAGATGTGTTCTCCTGAAACTTCTTGGTCAATTCTGCGACTCCCGTATTGCCTTCAAAGTCTCCTGAACCGTGATGTCCTTCCGAGCCTTGGGGTCATACTTGCACTGATACTCTTGTGGTATGAACTCCCCAAGCCCAAAGAACTGTGACTCAATCGTATTGTTCTGCCCTCGAAAGATGCAAACCAACTTGCGCCCCTCAAGCTGCTCACATTTAACCTTGCGGCATATGGTCATTTGCTCCGCAGCGTTTGCCGAGTGTGCTTTGAGCAGAAGAACAAAAGACGTAAGAACCGCGACCCCCGCACCAATCATTATGGTCCACGCTGCAATCTCAATAAACTTACGCCGCTTCTCTCGCTGCTTATACAGCGTTTCCTGCCGCTGCTTACGAATCTTGACCTCAGTGGCGACGAGGTCATTCCATGCCGATTGACCCAGAGTCAAGCTGACCCACTGTTTCAGCTCGTCTCTTTGAGCTTGGGCTCTACGCTTAGCCGCAAACACCTCCATTGCCTCTTCTTCAACGGACTTGTTAGCGAACAATTTTTTAAATATCGGCGGGTTCTTGGCTTCTCGCTCGGCTTGATCAAGGTCACTGAGAGCCCCCATCCAACGCCCAATATCGGACATCATCGACTCAACGTCGCGCCCGATAGCAAAGCCCTTTTTAATCGTGGTAAACGCGGCAGAGGCTGTAGCCATTGCCGTTACTGGATCCATGATTTTGTCCCCGTAGCTCCCGTAGCGGGTTACTTGTAACCCATGTAACCACCGCCCTTTGTGGCAGCGCCCATGCCGCGAGCCGTCATCTGACTCATCTTGTCAGGGATCGGAACCTCTTTGATCTTGCCCGTCTCTTCTGGCTTGGGCGCAGGGCCCGGCTTGTTAGTCACGATTTTAACTACTGACATTACTGTCCCCTTCCTTTGATAAATTCACGCTGCATGGCAGCATCGATACGAGCCGCAGTTTGCCGCTCTTGGCTCGCCAACCGCTGTTGGAACTGATCGGCCCGAATCTGTTGGTTCTGCGCTTCGAGATTGAGCTTAGCCTGATCGACCTGTGCGTCAGCCTGCTCGGCCTGTGCACGGATCTGAAGCTCCTGCTCCTTGAGCTTGACCAGCGGATCAGGCCCCTGACCAGATACCTGCTGCGAGAGCTGCTTGATCTGCTGCATACCTTCGGCGACAAACTGAGCAGTCAGCCCCTCAATTTGCAGCATTTCCTCATCTGAAGCAGGAGCACCGCCAGCCTGCTGCCTGCCCTGCAAGAAGGCAACTGCTGCCTGCTCCCGTGCTGCAATCTGCACGTGTTCCATGATGTGCTTCTGAAGCGCCATAGCCATGGCAGGCATACCAGCCACCATCGGCGTAGAACCAAAGACCATATGCGCCATGATATGAGCCTGATGCTCCTGACCCTCGAAAGCCTTCAGAGGGATCATATCCATAGCGTCGATGTTTTCCTGTGCAGGATCCTTCGGCATCGGCTCCTCGTCCGGGATCCTACGCATGATCCGATCAACATCCTTGACGCCCAGAGCATCATACATGTCACGATACACCTCGTGCATGTTGTGCATTTCGGGGGCCGCACCCGCCAACTGCAACTTGGTCTGAGCCAACGTGATGCGCTGCGCCTGACTGAACACATTCGGGTCAGAAACCGGCAGAACATCCACGCGGTCATCAAAATCAGTCTGTTTGACCGCGGACTCCGCGCCTTCAACCGCATACGGGTACTCCGGGGGCAGGCTTTCGGCCATTACACGCGACAGAATCTTAAATTCAAGCCGCATAGCGTAATGAAGGCGCTTGTGAACGGCACTCATTACTCGAGAACCCTGCTCGATCAGTGCAAGCGTCGTTCCGACCGCCGCCTGTTGGTTGCCGTCGCCAACTTTCATGTCTGTAATCGTCGCAAACCGCCGACCAGCGTCTACTACGAACCCAAGAAGGTTAAATAGCGTCTGATCAGGGCCTTTGAAGGGCAGCGGCATCAGGCTGTCACGAATAGCCCCTCCGGGAGCGTCCACATCGCGAAACTCACCGGGCTGAAGCGGGTCATCGTCGTCTCTGATCCGTAGTCCGCGGGCTTTGAAGCCCGCTGGGAGGTTGGACAACGTACCAGCATCGATTAACTGCCTCAGTGCCGCCGTGGCGGTCCGTGACAGCCCGCCAATCGTGTGAATAAGCCCCAAACCGTAGAAACCAAAGCCCGGAAGAAACTTATAGTGCACAAAATACTGGATTTTCTTCTTGGTTTCGTCATCCTCATTGTAATTACGACGAATTGACAAGATTTGACCGTTGTCCTGACTGATGGTGACCACATATGGCACCTTGATACCGGTCGGTTCACCGTCCTGATCCTTATCTTCATACCCTTCAAGGTCCAAATCAACGTGACACTCAAGCAAAGTGCAGTCATAATCGATTTGAGACGGCGAAACACCGTCAATACGTTCAATTTCACTGGTTACAGAGCCCAAATCGGACTGTGCCGGGATGACATCAACGTCCAAATAGAAGCCTGCTACCTGTTTTTTCCGCAAATCGTTCAACGACATGCGAATTACCTGTGTAATGTTGGGGCAAGTCTCTAAATCTGACGTTTCATAAGGCACCACAAGCTGCTCAACAGGCACAAACTTGCTTACAGCGCGGTCCATCGTCTCGTCATAGTATATTTTCTTGAAGGTGCTACCCGCCAGCGGCAAATAGAACAGCATCTGGTCCAGTTCAGGCGTGTACTCCTCCATCACATTCGTGATGTAGTAGTTCATAAACTGCCTTACGCGGTCAGACTGCTGCTGTTTTTCCCTAGTTTCACTACCAATGATGGCAGTTCGCACCGGTCCGGACGCTGGCAGCAACTCATTGAAAGCTTGTGCTTGGAATTGTGTAGCTGCCTCTGCAAGCAGGGGATGCGTAACACCGGTAGCTCCTCGGAACGGCTGGGTTCTCTCCTCGTAGGAGAAACCAAGAAGCTCCAGACCGTTGGCGTAAGCATCTTCCCACTCCTGTCGGCTTGCCTTGTTAGCATCGAACTCGCCCAGTAGCTCGCTGGCAATACGCCCGAGCTCACGATCTGGCATTTCCTCTGCTAAGTTCGCATAAAAGTCATCGTTTTGCCCGCGCTGGTCTTGCGGGTCGAAGTCGATCACAACACCACCGTCGTCCTCGGGCACAATCTCAATGTCCATACCCTCGGCCATGCCTTCAAAAGCCACAGTCTCTTGGCTACCCGGGAGCTCCAACTCTACCTCTGCCGCCAAATCCTCCGGATCAAGCTGCGTAGGGACAGCAGTTTCTACCATCCCGGCAATCGGTTCACGCGCCATGTATAATCTCCTTTACGTCAACCTAACATAGACCGGTTCATATTCCTAGCAACCGGAACCAGCGACTCCACGCCCCGAGGGCCGCGGCCCGCGTTCCGCGCAAGATCGACCATGCCCATCACACCACCCTCCGCCTTTCGCGGATAACGGACCATGGGGCGATCAAGGTCCGGATTGTCGGGGTCCGGGTCAATGTAACGAAAGCCCTTGCTCTGATAAAACTCGACCAGCTCCTCTAAGTTCAGGCCCCCATCACCATACGGCGTAGGAGTGAGAGTAAAGGTCTTGCCGGTATCATCCGCTAACTGAGTGATACGGTTCATCATCTCAGTGCCGTGACCTTGGCCCTTCTTACCCGCCCGTAAAAGCTCAATGTCCAGCGCACCATCCACATAATCACTGTCCCGAAGCGTGACTTCAGAAAACTCTAAATCAGGGAAAAACACCCTGTTTGGATTGTTTGGCAGTGTCTCCCCGCCGAGATATTTCGTGAACGTATTAAGATCCGTGAGCCGCGATAATTCAACCGCGGGCGTACCATCCTCAAACAACATGTCCGCAGGAGCGGTATCCCGCGTCTGTGTCGGGACCGTCTGAGGTATGTCATCCAACTCAGACATAAAACGAGCCTCTACGTTCCGAGCCTCAACCTCACCATAAAGACGCTCGTAATCCTTCTCAGACATCCCAATCGGAGCACCGCCGCGAGGAAAGTCCTCAATCTTCTGAACCGCATGCTGAACTTCGTGCAACAGATGCGATTGGAACAGCCGAGGACTAATCGCATAGCCCAAAGCAATGGTCGGACGGCCCTGAATGCCCTTCTCTATCGAAACCGCCTGTGCACCCGAAGTTTCGGAGTTCATTAAACGCGCAACATAAATATCCTTCAACTGCGGGTACTGCTCATACAACTCAGGAAAATCCAAGACCTCAGAGAGACGCGGATACTTCGCGGGCTCCATTTCACCCGCCGCGTTCTTAAACTGGGACTCAACGGAAAACCCGCCATTGTCCAAGATGTTGATGCCAACAACGTCCTTCTTCAGGCCCGTGACATTCGTCCCGTCGTCCATATAAAAATAATTACGGGCCCCGGGCCCCGCAGAACTGTCATTCGATTTGCGAACAACATCCTCAATGCCAACTAGCTCAGACTCCCGAGTAGGAATCTCAAAGCGAAACGCATCACTCTCATCCGGGAAAACCTCGTCATCAAAGTACGCGCCCGTCTCTTCAAAAACCTCCTGATCACTCTTCGTGCGCCGCGCTGCGCGGGCCTCGCTAAACTTGCTGGGACCGTCCTTCGCCATGCGACCGCCCATGATCCCAAGAACCGTAGAGCCGTCGTCCGCGACACGCGCAATACTAGCCGCAGTTCCGAGAGCCGTGGTCGCCGGTAAAAGCAACGGGTCAAACGTACTGGTCTCCCCCGTCTCCGGGTCATACGCATAATCCGCGCCCTGCAACAAAGCAAACGCACCCTGCGCCTGCTCCTCCGGTATAGATGCAATGCCCTCGCCAATAGCCGACGT